ATGCCGCCTTGTGACCAAGCCCCATAGAAAAGGTTTGGAACCTGCGTGGCTCTAATGTCGGACCCAGGTATATCTTTTGCAATTGCACGTGTAAACCATTGATAAAACTCTCCGTCAATAATCGGTTTTTCTAGACCAAAGACCAGTCGAAACCTAGGCCACGACTCAGATGTAGAGGGAGAGTCGTAAGCTAATGAGAGATATTTTTTACAAATATCTAGCTCTTTTGCTTCTTCCCAAGTCAGTTCTTGCTTTTGTATTTTGTTTCCATTTTGGTCTTTTCCATCAGCTTGATTATCTATATCAATAATGATCAGACCGGCTTGAATAAGTCCAGTACCGTCTTTTATTCTTTTACCTTCGACTAAATGCCAGGCACATAAACCTTTACTTTGACCAACTTCGTGTGAAATTTCTTCAGAAGTATATGTACAAGGACGCCAGTTATTATTAAAAGTACGAAAGTCACCACCTTGCTCAATCTTGCCCGTAACAGCATCGAGCGCACTGACTACTTTGCTGTTTACTGAGCAAATGAAATGCATGAGAAGTTCTGTAGTTCCGTCATTCTGCCCTAAATCCGGAGTTTCGCCACCTTGGTAGCAAAGATTTAAGACTGTGTAGCCTTCGGGCGGACCTCAGTAAAAAATTTATTTACTAGTTCCAACCACGCAGCTTCATCTTTTTCAACCTCTGTTTCACCGAAAGTGAATACTTGAGTTTGATACTCGTCGAAAGGAGTAGAAACGATGATCTGCGTTTTACTAATCTTAATTCCTAAGCACGACTCAGCCGCAAGTTTGTAAGCAGCTAGTTGAAGCCTCGTCTTTTTAACCTTAAAAACTCCTGAGATCATTGCTTTTTTAGTTTTTTCATCCAAGTTATGTTTCTTAGTGGGGAATCGAGCGCTGTATGGACCAGCACTAGTTTTAAAATCTGCAAGAATTATTTCGGCGTTGTGGTCCATATAGATCAAATCACAGCAACCTGCGTACCCATGACCTGAGTTTTCGTCGTAGTAAAAGATTCTTCCTACACCGTCATCCCCTACATACTTTGACCACTTGGGTTGATTAAAGGGTCTTTCAGACCAGAGCACTCGACCACCGTCGAGAAGTTCATCGATCCTTTCAGGCACTCCTACCCAGTAAGGAGCGTAGTTTTTGGGAGGTACAACCCTTAGACCTCGTATGTAATTTTCACTAGCTTCGTGTATCCAAGTTCCTCTCGCAGCAGCTGCGTCTGCTACTCCTGGATTCATCACGTTCCAGTGAGCTAGTTTCTGCTGAGTTTTAGCGGTCGCAGTGCTACTAAGAATCGAAGTGACAGATGGCAGGTACTCAGGTACACCAGGGCACTGATAATGCCTTAAGCCATTGATAGTTTTCCTAGTATCCAAAACTTTTACCTTTGAGTAATTTTAAAACGGTTCTAAATCGGCGTCTGAATTTGAAGGGCTTTCTGGCTCATCGTCTATAAAAAATTCGCTCTTCTGATATTCAAAATCACGATTCCGCTGATCTAACTCGCTCAATAGGCAGCGTCCCGCTGAGAACGAATCAGCGATTAGTTCAGCAATCTCGTCAGCTTCCCTTCCTTGCCCTGTGTGGTCGACACACTCTTGCAAAAGTTGGTTGCTCACTAAGATTGAGGTGATTGTGTCCAGCTTCTTGTTGGTTTCTTGCTGGGTTTCAATCCATTGAGATAGTAAGAGTTGAAGTCGTCCTTTCACTTTTATGAAAATGACTTTGGTCGCTGCCAGCTTACATCGAAATCAATTTTTGTCTCTTTATTTCTCGGTTTAGCTTTATTAAACACATACCACGCAGATGTTACTGAGTCTTTTGTATTTCTCTGATCCGCACGGAATACCGGACGAGGGTTTAAAACAATAATATTGGATAAAGGTTTTGACTTTAAGAAATCAGCTCGACCTCTCGTAGGTTCTAAAAAGGTCAGACGATCGAGAATTATTAGTCCTTTTTTAGCTAGCTCAAAGCCCGGTTCGATAATCCAGTCGAGTTCCTGCTTTCCTTGTGTTATCGCTACTGTCCAGTCAAAAGCTGGCAAGCTCTTCCACCACTGCAATTCAAGGTAAGAAATATCATCAGGCGCACTGATGCAGTCTGTGTAACCCCATGAAATCAGTTGAGTCTTAAGTTCTCCTGCATTATCGCTTGGTAGGACTACTCGACCAGGGCATAGCTTTCTTTCTGCAATAGGATTGAAAATATTGTTTGGGACTTGGTAGAACGACATGGAGTCAGAATCAGAAAAGCTTGTAGGACGTTTGAGGGATTACATGACGATGGAGCAAGAGTTCTACCATCTTCATTTCATGAGTCGAGCTAAAGAAGTAGACAGCGTTCCTGAGTTAATTGAGATCTTAGATCTTTTACACGCAAACTACCTTGTACAAAAACGTTTATTCTCACAACTTTGTTTATCTGTAGCAGAGTCTGGAGCTGAGCTCCCTCCACTGAAGTCCCTACTGAAGCCATGAAAAAAGGTCGCCGAAGCGACCCTTGTTGAATAAACCTGAATGGATTTGACTTAGACAGATAAGCCAGCAGCTTCAAGAGCTTCCTTTTGTTCCTTTGTCAGTTCTTTAGTTTCTGACTTAGGTTCCGGAGGTGCACCTTTAGGGTTGCCAGCACCAGCAGGCAGAGACGCCAACCCTTCTGACTTAGGCGCTTCAATTTGTGGATGAGCTTCATTGAATGCTTCCTTAATTTCAGTGTGGTCTTTTCCGAGAGGTAGCTCGACCAGATTCGCACCGGAGATATGAGCACGAAGTGCAGAAGATACCAGCTCTCCTCCATCGCCATTGAGCCACTCATCAATATCTTTGACGAGAGATTTTTCTTCGTCGTTACCAACCGGTCGATCTGCGAATTCCAGAACGTTGTAATTAACTTTACCAGTGTCTGCACCCGTCACCGGATCAGTCTGAGTAAAGCTTTTCTGGACAAACTTAGTCTTTGTAATAACTTCCGCAACGTTGATGCGGTTGTTATAAAGAGTCTGAAAGTAAGAAATAAAATTCTTCTGACTGCTTTTGCCAGAAATAATAGCGGTAGCGACGCAACGAGAAGGAAGTAAACGATGCGTAGGGTCCACACCCACGAAAGCGATACGGATGAATTCTTGATGACTCCGCATTCCAAGGTTCCCATAGAAGGGACTAAAGCCGAGCAGTACAAATGAGATAGGGATCCCGTTGTCATTCGAGTCGGTAATTGCTTGATCCGGATCTGTGTCCGATTTCCAACGGCGCTGTTGGAGATCAATGCGAAGAGTGTGCGGTGGTACTTGGCAGAGAATTTCATCTGCTGCAAATTTGCCTGCAATGTAAGTCATAGATCAGAGAGAAAAGTTAATTGAACCAATAGCCGCTGCAGAGACTTGTCCTTTTTCAGGGTCAGCTGCTTTTTTAGGCGCGGACTTCGTGCCTTTAGGTAGGTACAGGATTTGATCTACTGCGTAGTTCAGATACTGCTTGTCATCCTTTTCGCTTGTGCTCTCTCGACCAACTGCGATCGTTGAAGTTCCATTAGGAAGTTCGGAAAGCTGCTTCGAATGTTCGTTCCATGCGGTGAGCTTGAACCAGTTTGTCTCTTGGTCGTCTGGTGCCTGCCAAGCAATAGACCGATTTGTGACAGTTGAGTCACCGACTTCATTTTCTTCAGACTTAGGTCCTAACCCGCCACACGCCATGAAAGTGTTGATGGCAAGGATGTCGGAAAAGTTATCCCGTGAGACAACCAGCATTGGCTGCATCTGTAGAACACCATCCGGCGTGGCCTTAGTCGGTCCAATGGCTAGGACTTCTTGAGATTCTTTTAGATCCAGAAGAAGTTTTCCGACATAGTGATCAGCTTTTTGAATCAGCTGAACCTTTGTGGAGATACGTTTTGCAGATGAAGGAAGAGATTCAGCAATCACATTGACTTTTCCGTCTTCAGTGCTTGCCTCGTCTGTAATCCTGACTCCCATCAGAAATACGTTCATGCTTTAAGTTCCGGTAAATCGTTGAGCGGTGTACGTTTAGTGCCTTGGCGATTTGCGGAGCGCTCACACCTTGGCCTCGGAATGCTAGAAGCATTTGAAGGTCTCCGCTACCCAATTTTGAGTTTCGTGACTTGAGATACTGGTTATGGTATGGGTTGATGCACATATGGTTCTTGCATTGATTTTTGACTACACCATCTCTTTCTATGTCCAGGTATCCCAAAATTAACGGACGCACGTAGTACCTCTTTCCGAATACATATGTACTGGGTACTTTGTTAGTCATTGAGCCTGTCCACTCAAAACAAGCCCTGTGGTCAAAATCGTTAAAAGCAAGCCTCTCATAGAGTTTGCTCAATCGAGTTTGCTTGGTTTTTCCATAACCAAGTTCAAACTTCTCAGCGCTAAGACTTCTGGATATGTCTAAAGCCTGTCCCTGCGCGTGGGCAGCGTCTAAAGCAGAAACCCCTAACTCAATCTCTTTATTATTTTTTACTAATTTGAGTTTGTAGTACTC